GAGAAACAGGTGCTTTTGTCGCCAAATGGCGAGAAAAAGGAAAAAAACTGGGGCATTTATGTAGATGGGCAAGATTTGAAGCTAGTGCATTGGTTTTGCCCGGTTTCTGTGTACAAGTTTGGCGGTAGCCCGGTGTTAGAACCCATGTTTTACGGGGATGGTCGGGCAGATTTGGTGGGGTGGAGCGGGTCCAGCCAGATTGTACCGTATAAGGGCCGGTTGGTGACTTGTTTGCACCGCCGGATGGGCGAGAAGAATGGCAAGAAGCCGATTTATTACGCGCACCGGCTGGTGGAGTATGATGCGGATACTTGGGATGTGACGCGGGTGTCCCCCATTTTCTTGTTTGAGGCGGAGCAGATAGAGTTCAATTCGGGGTTGGTAATTACCCCGGAAAATGTGTTATTTAGTTACGGGGTCATGGATGCGGCGGCGGTTGTGTTGCGGTTGCCGATTGGGGCCTTGGACATGATTTTTGAGGGCTGCAATGTCTGAAACGGTTGACCCACGGCAGAGGTTTCTATTTTCTACCCTGCCTGGGTTGTTGAGCCAGGCTTATGATTATGTGCGGTCCAATCCGTTACAGGCAACTGCCGATGTGGCCCAGGTTGTTTCGCCAGGTGGTTCTTTGCAGGATGCTTTGGCGGGTTCTGGGCAGATCAGCAGATCAGCTATGCGCGGCGATATTGGCGGCATGGTGGGTGGTGCTGGCGCCATGGGTGCTGGCTTGCTGGGGGCTATTCCGATTGCGGGGATGGTTGGGCGCGCCGGGGGTGCCGCGATGCGCGGCGCATCAGAAGCTACGCCAACGGCTCGGGCAGCGGGCACGACGATGGACCCGGCGGCAGCGATGGCGCGGGCCACAGCCCCACAGCCTGGCGCTGGTGTTCCGCTTTTGAGTGGTGCTGATTTGGAACGCGCCAATGAGTTATCGCAGCGGGTATTGGATTTCCGGCGCCAGCAGATGACGTTGCCGGTTTCTGAAAGATTAAAGCCGCAGGCTGGAGACACGGTATTTGAGCCGCCGCAATTAGGAAAAACACTTGAGGGTGTCCCGCAGATTATTGGGCGTGAGGTTGATGCTTTGCGTCTTGAGAATCTTGGTGCTGGGTCTAGTAAGCCATTGCAGCTTCCAGGTTCTCGCGCTGGGGCTGGTACTGCTGCGACATTGGCGGAGAATTATGGGCCGGTTTATGAGCGGATCACGGGCGAACTGGCGCCTATCGCCAGGATCATGCGGGGCGAGGGTGTAGAGAATGCAACGCCGGAACAGATGCAAGCGGCCAGGGCTGCGTTTTTCTACAATATGCGCCCAATGTATGATCAGCTTGTGGAACGTGGTGTAAGCCCCCAGGAGGCTTTGCGGCGCATCCAACAGGAAGCCCAAGCCATTGCTGGGACAAGCCCCCGCACTGACACTGAGCAAAATGTCTTAAACTCAGCATTCCTTCAAAACCGAATGGCGCGTGGATTGCCGATTGATGCGGCGAGCGTGCAAGCGGCGAGTGGTCCCGGTTCTGGTTATGGAATGATTTATGACCAGCATCCGGCATTAACGCAGGGCCTTTTGACCGGCACCGCAACTTTAGCGCAGAACCCAAAGCCCAGTGTATTTGGCCGCAATATCGCGGGGGATTTGAGTGGCGTTACGGCGGATGTGCATAACGTGCGCGCTATCAATATCCTCTATAACGACATAAACCCAGGTCAGCTTCCTGCTTCTTCTTTTGAAACAAAAAAGCTTTATGATAAATATAAAGCCGCATATACACCGGATGATAACGGCGCTGTACGCGGCATGAGTGATTCGGAATTGCGGGAAATTTTGGTGGCGCGGCCTAGTGGTCAAGGTGTCCGTGGGCAGGAAGTTTCAACCGAATATCCAATCTATTCGGACATCACATCTGAAGTTGGGAATAGGCTTGGCCTGACGCCTGCTGACGCGCAAGCTTTGATGTGGTTCTCTTATGGGAACCGCACCGGGTTGGCTTCTGAAGCGAAAACGGTGCCTGAATTGTTAAATGACCGCCTTTCGATCACTGCCCAGGCCCTTGGCGTCAGCCCGCAAGAAGCCTTCGATCTATACCGGCGCAATATGATCCCACTGGCTGGCGCGGTGCCAGCGGCGTATCTGGGTTCTGGTTTGCTGGGTGGTGAAGAATGAAATCCCCAGCCTGGACCCGCAAAGCTGGCAAGGCTGCATCTGGCGGGCTGAATGAGGCCGGGCGCCGGTCTTATGAGGCGGCAAACCCTGGTTCCAATTTGAAGCCCCCGGTGAAATCTGGCGACAATCCCCGCCGGGCGAGTTTCCTGGCGCGCATGGGTAATGCGCCGGGGCCGGAGCGGGAAGCGAAGGGTGAACCCACGCCCCTGCTGAAATCGTTGCAGGCGTGGGGTGCTTCCAGTAAGGCGGACGCCAAGGCGAAGGCAAAGGCTATTTCGGCCCGTAACAAGGAGAAATCCAAATGAGTTTCCAACTTCGTGACGATAATGGCCATGTGATCCCGCAGATTTTCGATGTCGGGGCTACTCAGGTTTTTACCGTCACCACTTCGAGTGTTCAAAGCACGGCTTTTGGTGCTGAAACGCGGTTTGTTCGTGTGGCTGTGAGTAGTGGCCATTGCCATGTGCAAATCGGGTCGAATCCGACGGCTTCGATTACGACTAGTGTGATGATTCCTAATAATTGGGCAGAAGTGTTTGCTTGCAATCCCGGCGACAAGATTGCGGTAATTAAGGACGTTGCTGTCACTCTTTCTACGATGGCGGTCACGGAGTTGGTGTGATGCAATGCCCGAAGGCGACTTATGATCTTGAAGAAAATGTGGAGTACCGTGATCGGGCGTTCAAGGATTTCGGTTATGGTCCTGCTAACCCGAATGAAGAAGATGATTTCTTCTGGAAACTCCGGGCGAAGGAATGGAATACGACTCCTGATGAGGCTAAGACGATGCGGTGTGGTAATTGCGCCGCGTTCATCCAGACCCCGGAAATGATGGCGTGTATTGTTAAGGGCATCCAGGGAGAAGAGAGCAACGATGAGACGTATGCGCCCGAAGTGTCTGAAGCGGCGAATTTGGGTTATTGCGAATTGTTGGAGTTCAAGTGCGCGGCGTCGCGGACGTGTAGTGCGTGGTTAGTTGGCGGGCCGATTACCAAGGCAATGACGAAGCGCCAGCGTGAGGTTGTGTTGATGGCGAAGGTTATGCTTCCGCGCGAGAGTGAGGAAGAAACCGAGGCCGAATCAGAAGATTGATTGGATAGACAATGGACCCCAAGATTTCCGATTTGGTCGAAACCATCACTGAGAGCATGACCGATATGGCGGTTGATGCGGGGATGGATGCTGACTTGCCGAATGAGATTGACATTCAGGCTATTGTCGCTTCGGAAATCGACGATGCGGTGGATTACATTGATAACACCATTTCTCCGTTGCGGGCGATGGCGACTGAGTACTACCGTGGGGCGCCATTTGGGAATGAGGAAGACGGGCGTTCCCAGGTTGTCAGCCGTGATGTGCGGGACACGGTTCAGGCGATCTTGCCGAGCCTGATGCGTGTGTTCTTTGGTAGCCAGAAGATTGTGGAGTTCGCCCCCAATGGCGCTGAGGATGTGGCGGCGGCGGAGCAGGCGACGGATTACATCAATTATGTGCTGACGCGGGACAATCCGGGTTTTGAGATTTTCTATTCCGCCTTCAAGGACGCCTTGGTGCGGAAGATGGGGATTATCAAGTTCTTCTGGGATTCCCAGGTTGAAGTTCAAACTGTTGATATGAGTGGCTTGGATGATACGGCGCTGGCGGTCCTTAACTCTGATCCTTCTTGTGATGTTCAGGTTATGGTGGCTTACGCTGGTGATGTCGATCCGCAAACTGGTCTGCCGGGGCCAGCCATGTATGATGTGCGTGTGGTGCGCCGGGAAGACAAAGGGCGGCTGCGTATTGCAGCGGTGCCTCCCGAAGAATTGCTTGTGAGCCGCGACGCTATCAGCCTGGATGATGCGTCTATTGTGGCCCATCGCCGTATTGCCACGGTGAGCGAGTTGGTGGCGATGGGGTATGATAAGGACGAAGTTGAGCCTTACGCCAATGAAGTTGACGAGTTGGAGGACAATGAGGAGCGGTTTATTCGTAATCCGCAGGCTACCATTGAACTCGCTAACCGTTCTGACATTGCGGCGAAGAAGGTTCTCTATGTTGAGTCCTATGTGCGGATCGACATGGATGGCGATGGCATTGCGGAACTGCGCCGCATTTGCACGGTTGGCCAGGGCTATGAGGTTATGCGAAATGAACCGGCGGACATGATTCCGTTCGCGGTGTTCTGCCCAGACCCGGAGCCTCATACGTTCTTCGGCTTGTCTGTTGCCGATCAGGTGATGGACATTCAGCTTATCAAGTCGAATATTCAGCGTAATATGCTGGACAGCCTGGCGCTTGCGATCCATCCGCGTGTTGGCGTGGTCGAGGGTCAGGTGAATGTTGATGATGTGCTGAATACGGAAGTGGGTGGTGTTATCCGTATGCGGGCGCCGGGGATGGTTCAGCCGTTCTCCATGCCTTTTGTAGGCCAGCAGGCGTTTCCGATGTTGGACTATATGGACAGCATGAGGGAAAGCCGCACGGGCATCACCAAGGCCGCTGCTGGCTTAGCGGCGGATAGTTTGCAGTCCTCTACCCGCGCGGCGGTTGCGGCTACTGTATCGGCTTCCCAGCAGCGGATTGAGTTGATTGCCCGTATCTTTGCGGAAAGCGGCATGAAGCGGCTGTTCATGGGCTTGCTGAAGTTAGCGGTCCAGAACCAGCGCGTGGAGCGCATGGTGCGGTTGCGTGGGCAGTTTGTGCCGGTTGATCCCCGTAGCTGGGACGCCAATATGGATGTGATTATCAATATCGCGCTTGGTGGTGGGACTGAGCAGGAAAAAGTTGCGGTGTTGACCACGGTTCTTGCCAAGCAGGAGCAGATTTTGCAGCAGGCGGGGATTGATAATCCGCTGGTCAGCTTGGCGCAGTATCGGAATACCCTGGTGCAGATATTGGCGCTTTCTGGATATAAGGACGCCACGCAGTTCTTCAGCGATCCGGCCCAGATGCCGCCAATGCCGCCGCAGCAGCCTAAGCCTTCGCCGGAAGAAATGCTGGCCCAGGCGCAGATGGCGGCGATCCAGGCTGATATTCAGAAGAAGGCGGCTGAATTGGAGTTGCGCCGTGAGGAA